TCCAATGAGTTTTCAGATAAAAGTCTTGCATAAGCAGTAAATGGCATATTCAAAAAATTGGCAGTGCAATTGGAATGACTGGCTTCAGGCTCATCAAAAATGGGAATGTCTGGATCTCTCAAAGAATAACGAGTATTCAAATACACCCATCCATTTTTCTCTCGAATTTGATATGTTTGAATATTTTGGCAAGTAGATTGAGAGAAATTCAATCCAGGAACAAGACATAATGTGCCATTGGTATTGAATTCATATCCATGATAAGGACATACTATTTTCTCTCCAATTAATGTGCCTTTTGAGAGAGAAGAACCTCTATGACTACAATGATTATCTAATGCAATATATTTATCGGAATCTGTTTTGTAAATGACATAATCATGATCCCAAATAGTTTTCTTGTATAATTTGTTTGAGAGAAATTCTGTTTTCTCTCCAATAACATACCAATGGGTGTGAGTTTCGTCTGGAATGTTCATTTTAGGAATTGTAAAATATTTGTTTTGTAAAAATCTTGCAAAACTATTTTGAAGTTGTTGTTGTTGTAAAAATAAGAATAAATATAAAAAAATCATTTACCAAGTATATAATACTATTACTCATATATTTTTTATATTTATTTATTCCATTTATTTATTCCATTTATTTATTCCATTTATTTATTCCATCACTTTATCAATGGTCCAAAGATCAGTAGCCAACGATGCATCTAATAAATAGACTTCAGGAAGATAAAAATACCCCTTGTCACCCCATGAAGACCCCCAACTATTTCTCATGATCCAATAATTCTTGTTATCTTTTGTGGTGTAACCCACACAGACTACGGCATGCCCACCTAAATAGGAGGATGTAGGTCCAGGCATGGGAACGATTCCCGTCATTGCAACTTCCAGAGTTTCAAATTCTTCAAATAATTGAATACCAACCACAAAAGGATGTCCTTGAACCAAACTATTTTTCATGGTATTGATATTTTGATGCACATTGCAAACACTCAATGCCTTGTGTTTTAATGCTTCTTCATAACATTCTGGAGATGGTTTGTTTTCAAACTTGGAAATATCATAGGGCCACGACGTTTCTGAACAAACTCCAGATTGTTCGAGAGAAAGAATACCATCACTCAGTTGAGCTCCCCCATCCTGATCAACATCATTTTCAATCACTCGTTCATTGTAATACAAAAAGAGACGAGAACCCATAAATTCAGGATCATCGTATTGAAAAATACACACCAATGCATTGGCAGTGCAACTTCCAAGACTTCCTTGGTCATAAACAGGAGGCATGTTAGATCTCAAATCCACTGATGCAGGTAATTGCGTATGAGAAAACAGATTTGAAAATGTTTTACATATTAGTTTGCCATGAGGAAGACGAGAATGTTTTTTATGATAAACACGAGTAAAAGAGGACATTTCTATTTGATAATAGAATTTTTTTAAATTGTTTTTTGAGAGAGAGAATAATAAAATAACAATATAAAGATTTTTTCAATGTGCAATATATTTCACTTTTTTGAAAACGTATATTCAGTTTTCCTCTATCTCTTTCTCGGTAAATCTTATTCGTTAAAAATAAATATAAAAAGAATGCATTATTCATAGAAGAATGACAAAAAACAACAATGCTATTACTAGTTTAAAAATTCATGAAAATATCAAAGAAAAATTAACGTATTTTCATAATATGCATAAAATTCCCAATATTATTTTTCATGGTGTGCCAGGCAGTGGTAAAAAAACAATTGTAAATGATTTTATTCATCTTATTTACAACAACGAAAAAGAGCGAATCAAAAAATATGTTTTATATACAAATTGCGCTCATGGAGGAAAAGGAATCAAATTTATTCGCGAAGAATTGAAATTTTTTGCCAAAATGCATATTCATTCCAATGGTGGAGACATATTCAAAACCATTATTTTACTAAATGCAGACAAACTGACCATTGATGCGCAATCCGCATTGCGCAGATGTATTGAATTGTTTACACATAGCACACGTTTTTTTATTATAGTAGAAGACAAATACAAATTATTGAAACCAATCTTGTCTCGTTTTTGTGAAATTTATATACCAGAACCGACTATTCAAGGAAAGCAAATCAATTTATACAGACATAAATTGAATGAAAACATTCAATTGAATACGATTGCAACAAAAAGGATAGAATGGTTAAAAACCGAACTTTTAAAATATGAAAAATCAATGTCAACTTTGACTTTGGTTCCCGAAACAACCATCACTCATAAGGAAGTAGTATTTCTCTCAAATCATTTATATGATAAAGGATATAGTTGTATAGACTTGCATGAAGTCATTGAAAATCACGGAAATTTATTTTATTTGAATGATGAAAAAAAATATGAATTATTGTTTGCCTTTCAAAAAATACGCAAAGAATTTAGGAATGAAAAATTACTCATGTTTTTTATTTTGCATTTTTTGTTTTTTGAAAAAGAAATCAATCTTGAGAAATTGTCTTTTACATGAAGAAAAAATAAATATTTTCACAAAGTGGGTTTAAATAAAATGGAAAAAATATATTTATAAATAAAATTATGGACGATTTTCAAATGAGTTCTCTCAACGAATCTAAAAATGAATGGGGATCAAGATTGATTAATATTCTTACACCTCATGTAATTGATGGTTTGAAATCTATTTTTAACGAGTCCTTTAAATTATGCAAAGAGAATGAGGAATATGACAAATATTTAATGACTTTTCAAAATTTTCTTAGTCGAATTCCCAAATGGAATCCTAGTATTATTGAAAACGAGAGAAAACGTATTATAGAAAATAGTTCTTGTCATTATTTAGAAGATTTGATTACTTGTGTTCATATTATCCAATTAAAAACGTTGACAGCAATGAGGGCAGGACAAAAGCAGAAGAAAATAGATATTACTATTCCCAAACTAGATGATTTTGTCCACAAAATTTATATCAATATAGCAAGAAAAGTCTACAAAAACGTGTATTTATTTGAAATCAATATTCCACCATTACAAGTTCAAAAAAATCATCGGGAATTAGAATTAATAGTCCAAGAATGTATTTTGAATACTGTGAGAGAAAGCATTCCGGTTGAATCCATTTTGAAAGCGTATATGGATGAAACAATAGAAGAAGACATAGTAGAAGAGATTAAGGAACAAATTATAGAACCAGAACCTGTTGCTGAATCCGTTGTTCCATCTTCTGCAAATACTTCTAATGTAACAAAAGAAACGAATATTGTTCCTAATACAACATCAACATCCACTCCTGTACAAAGTGGAGGTTCTGTAGAAACGGCGGAAAACATTATTGAAAAATTGAATGAAGAAAAATCAATTGTGTTTAATGATATTGATTATGTGAAAGATAATAACAACAATGAGGAATTCATCAATGCACCCAAAACCATCGAAAGATTAGAAGAAATTAGTCAAGTTAGAAATACACAACGAAAATTGGAAGCCGAGAGAGAGGAAGAGGAAGAAGAAGAAAATGTAAAATTGAAAATTTTTGATGAAAATATTTCATTAGATGACAAAGATATTTACCATTTTGATTCGGATAAACAAGAATTAAATTTGATTCCTGATTTGTTGCTTGATGATATTGAAGTTTTAGGTTGAAAGAAAAAGGTGTAAAAGAATACCATTTACAAGAATATATTTACTTGTAAATGATATACTACATAAAGCTATATTGAGATTTTATAAACTAGTAGGTTCTGACTCTGGCGCAGATGCAGATGCAGGTGTTAAAGTTAATCCTAATTTACTGCAAGCAGTATTTAAAATATAATTATCATCATTTCCCCAATTTTCATAATCAGTATCAGTTAATTTAACCATTTTAATATCTCCAATATTCTTATTGGCATCATAAAAAATTACCTGGATATCTACACTAGTATTTAAAACTATATTTTGTATTTTGACACTAATATAATTAAATGTTCTGGTAGTTACTTGTTTATACTCGTTGATTTCAGAAAGATTTTTCTTCATAAAACTCATTCTATAATTTATATCAATATTTTTTTTTTATACATTTTACGAAAAATAAACTATATTTAGAAACAACCAATATATTCGGTAAAAATATCATTTTTAAAAAAGCAGATATAATAAATGAAAAATATATTTATTATATCTGCCATTATATCCATCATATTTTTTATCATTAAATTTATCGAAATGCGATTTATCGAAAAAGAAAGCAAACCTCTAAAATTATTGATTCGTGATGCTCTTTTGGTATATTTTAGTGTATTTGTTGGCTATTTTATTCTTGACCAACTGAAACCTGTGATTCAAGAAGGAGGAACAAATGTAGAAAATCCAGCCGTGTTTACGGATAGTCCAGGATTTTAGAATATAGAATATAGAATATTTTTGTTCTTTAACGTCCTGTCCAAACCTTGATTACTGGAAGCGGTAATTTTGCTACTTTTTTCATATCATCTATATATTCCTTAAAGGAATAACCAAATTTCATATAAGTTTTGATACAACCCAATAATGACGGCATTTTTTTTATGAAAGGATATTCCAAATAAAAAAGTGCACCCATGACTCTCTCTAAACAACATCTATCCGCTCTATTTTTTACATAATTCAATAGATTGAATATATTATATTTGTTTTGCAATTGAATAATAAATGAACGACTAATAAATGTTTGCACACCAAAACATCCATACCATTTTTTATTTGTGATTGGAATTCCCATCAATTCTGTTTTGTTCAAGACAGATTGAAACATTCGAAAAATGTCTTCATTGTTTTTAAGTTGACTAACCAAACGTAAACTATTGGAAATATTTTCAGGAATATCTGCTTCAGTAAAATGCCATAATGGCAATACTTTCATTTTAATAAATTCTATTTTTTCAAAAAAAATTCGTTTTTTGATAAAAGTGCTATCATGTATAATCACGGCATAATCAAAATAATTATTTTTCAATAAATAATAGTAAGGAAGCAATTCACCTCGTTGTGGAAATTCAGATTCTATAATTTCAACCTCTTGATAATGATAAAAATCCTTGACAAATTCTTTTTTACTATTATCATCAATGACTATTATTTTCTTTTTCGGATAAAATGTTCGAATACATTGAATACATTCATTCCAATATTGATTTGTCAATACTGAATTTACATGACGTGTTATGATGAAACCATATGTCATATTTATTCTATATTCAATAGAAATATAAAATAAATTTATTTTGACCGATTGTCATTATTTTTCTCTCAAATATGATGCATACAAGGAATATTATCAATATTTACAAAGAATTCTGGATTTATATTGGAAGGCAAATTCTTTTTCAAAAGAATAAATTTCTTAAATTCCGGTCTTTGTAATTGATCCTTAGGAATATGTTTATGCACACTTCTTGCAATCATTTTATACAATTTAAAATCTGGATATCTCTCTGCACCATTTGCTTTATAAAGTATATTCAACCCATTATCATCCATACACCAATTTACTATCAGCTGAATACTCGGTTTACATTCTTTTAAATTTTTAATTTCATCAATATCATCAATTACATAATCAAATATAGAACAAGCTAATCTACATAAATCAAAACTATAATTGGGATCTAATCTTGGTTTTTTATCATTAAAATAAGGTTCTGTATTATATTGACTGGCTGCATCATTTCCTGTTTTGAAACTATCGCTGCAAAATAACTTGTTATCAAATGTGTATATACTTCGTCCAAAATCAATTATCTTGTATATTCTACCAAAAGTAGGAACTTTATAATATTCATTTTCATAAAGATAATATATGTATTTTTTTTCAGTAGGAATATACATTATGTTATTTGTATGCAAATCATTGTGTGTAAATAAAAAGGATTTTTGATAAGTAATTAATATCATGATAATTTGCATAAATGCAGAAAACCATTCTTCTTCTGATAATTCATTATTTAATATCAAATCATCAAATGTATTTTCACAATATTCCATACAAATCACTTGCACCGGAAAAGTAGGAATCGTTGCATAAATAAATTGTTCCTCTTCATCTTCATCCTCTTCTTCTGTGGTATATTCAGTAATTTCATCATCTCCTGATAGTTCATTTTCTGAATCTACGTTATTTACTATATCCTCATTCTCTTCCGATAATTGATTTACATTATCTGCATCGTCTATATTGTCTACATCGTCTACATTGTCTACATCGTCTACATTGTCTGCATCGTCTATATTGTCTATGTCATTTAAATCTAGTGATGTCAATGATGTTCTAGAAGAACATGTAGATGTCGATTTTAATGTGGATATCAACATAGTTTCTTGATTCAAGGGTTGTGTTGCTTGATTCAACGATTGTATCACTTGATCCAAAGATTGTGTTGATTTGGTGAAATCAAAATCAAGATTTGTAATATCTTCTAATCCAATTTCATTTGGATATGCGTTATTTTTATCAAAAATATCTTCAAATAATTCAGGATGAATTGATTGGACAGACAACAACGATTTATTTGTATTTGTATAATCAATTTTAATGGGTGTCAATCGTTTGTTTTCATCATCAAACAAATAACTATAATCCTCCACTTGAAACAATACATTCTTGTTTTTTGTAAAATAGTCACATTTGCAAAGATAATCCAAATCATCAATAATATTCATTTTGAAATCATGTTTGATAGCCAAAAAAGAACCATAAAAATCAACACCATGCAAAAAATGATGATGATGAATCAATCGACTGGATAAAAAGCAGAAAAAAGAGTCAATGTATGCAGCATTGTTTTTGTCTAATATTTTGGAATGTATTTCATCAGGATTCGAATTATATTGAGGTAATTCAAATAATACTTTGTTGGTAGTATCATATTTTCCCATGATATATTTAAAAGGATCCAATAAAGGTGCCATTTTAAAAAATACTTTTTTTTTCGTAATCTTATCTGTATCTATTTGCTTGAGATTGCAATTGAATAATTTGTCATTTTCTTCATCTACACTTTTGATATTTGACAAATAATAGGTATGATTTAAATTGATGGAATTATAATTTGCATCGTTGAATGCAAAAAAAAGATCGTAAATAGGAACATAATTTTGAATATTGGAGAGAAATGTAAGGTCTTCTTTTTGAAAACTTTTGAAAAGCTGTGTATTTTTCCTTTTTTCGTAATTCATGATAGATATTTTTTCCATTTTACTAAATAAAATATAAATATTATCATTTTTAAACCAATAAAGAAATGAAATGGAACAAAGTCCAAAAAAAGAAATGCGTGTTAAAAAAAAGAAAAAAAACTTTACATAAATAAACATTAATGACATTGAATTTAAGTAAATTTGATATGCGATCCATTACATTCAAAACAAGCGATACCAGTGGTCCAGTAGTTGTTATGATTGGAAAAAGAGGAACGGGTAAAACTTTTTTGGTTCGTGATCTCCTTTATTATCACCAAGATATTCCCATTGGTGTAGTCGTTTCTGGAACAGAAGAAGGAAATCACTTTTACAAAAGTTTAGTACCCAAATTATTTATTCATAATGAATACAATTCTGCCATTATTGAAAATATATTGAAACGACAAAAAGGTGTCTTGAAACAAGTCAATAAGGAAATAGAACAATACAAAAAATCGTCCATTGATCCGCGTGCATTTGTCATATTAGATGATTGCATGTATGATGATAGTTGGATACGCGACAAAATGATGCGTTATATTTTCTTCAATGGGCGACATCTCAAGCTCATGTTGTTGATTACCATGCAGTATCCATTAGGAATTCCTCCGAGTCTTCGAACAAATATTGATTTTGTATTTATTTTGAGAGAACCTTATATTAATAACCGCAAACGACTTTATGAAAATTATGCGGGTATGTTTCCCACCTTTGAATCTTTTTGTCAAGTGATGGATCAATGCACTGAGAATTTTGAATGTCTAGTCATTAACAACACCACACGTTCTAATAAATTGACGGATCAAGTATTTTGGTACAAAGCCGATGCACACAATGCATTCAAATTAGGTAGCAAAGAATTTTGGGATTTGTCCAAGGATATTCAATCAGATGATGAAGAGGAAAAATATGATCCCA